AAGATCTGATTGGAGCGGTGATTTATCCGATGAACAGTTGGATTACGCTGCTAATGATGTCGTCGCTTTGATGCAGTTAGACGAAATACTTGATCACAGAATAGGTAGAGACAGACTTAGAGGTGCTTATCGTTTGGAATGCGATGCGCTTCCTGCTATGGCTCAGATGTGGCGCACTGGTTTACCCTGGAACGCCGCTAATCTGCAGCAACGCAAGGAAGATTATCAGGTAGATATAAAAGCCCTAGAGAAAGACTTTATCCTTCAGTTGGATCATGCCCTTCCTGAAGATAAGAAACTACCAAGAGATGAGGATGGCAGTTTTAATCTACGCGCCAAGGATGAAGGCAAACTTCGCGATAACACTAAAAGGTACAAAGGGTTTAATCTCAACAGCCCAAAACAGTTACTGGAAAAGTTGACTGACCTTTTAAATGAAACGCCTAAAGATGCAAACGGTAAACCCAGTGCGTCACGCCAGGTTTTGCGTAGTTATGCCGCAGACCATGAGGTTGTTCAAATTTATTTGGAGTGGAAAAGGGCAGACAAGCGCCGTCAAATGATCAACTCCATTCAAGAAAAGATGGATGGTGACGGTTTTGTACGTGCCAGCTACATGCAGCTTGGTGCGGAGTCCGGGAGGATGTCCTGTATTAAGCCGAACAACCAGCAGATTCCTCGTGACCCACAGTTTCGTGGGTGTGTAGAAGCGCCGGAAGGTTACCTCTTAGTAGACGCTGATTTTGGTCAGATGGAGTTGAGGCTTGCGGCTGCTATTGCAGGTGATGAACGGATGATTTCTGCGTTCCAGCGTGGGGAAGATCTCCATACTGTTACCGCCGAAACTATTGGGTGCAGCAGGCAGATAGCTAAGTCTGCAAACTTTGGTTTGCTTTACGGCTCAGGGGCCAAGGGTTTGCGTAACTACGCCGGTGGATCAGGTATCACCATGACGGTTGAGCGTGCTGGTGAAATCCGCAAAGATTGGCTAAATGCTTTTTCTGGGATTGCTGAGTGGCAACAGGAAATGGCAAAGGAGTCACAAGAAACTGAAGGGGATAAATGGGCTGAGACCCGGATCCCGGTTTCTGGTATGCGGCGGTATTTACAGGGTGATATGAACCGGTTGACTGTGAGGTGCAATACACCGATCCAGGGAGCTGGCGCGGCCATTCTTAAATGCGCCCTTGGCAAGCTTTGGCCCTTGGTGCATGAGGCAGGTGAAGAGACAGTGCGGATTGCAGCCGCAGTGCATGACGAAATTTTGTTGCTGGTGCGTGAAGATGCTGCTGAAGAGTGGGCCGCTTGCCTAAAACAAGTGATGGAGGAGGCTGAAGCCAAGTGGTTGGGGGACATCCCCGCATTAGCTGAGGTTTCTATCGGTAAAACTTGGATGGAGACCCATTGATGACACGTGTTTTTTCCACAACCAAAGGATGGTGTTGTCTAAGTTCTTCGGGGCTAACGTATTACACACATCTAACTGGGGCGATGGATGCCGCGTACCGGCAGGCAAATAGCGATGGAACGTCTAAACAAAGCAATTCAAACCGCAGTTACGGGTGATTTGCAAAGAGCAGCCATGTTCTTAGAACGTGCCAGGGAAGTTAGGGCAGGTTGCACAAAACAGCGTGCCCAGTCTCGTCGTGCTCAAACAAATGCGTGGAAAAAGAAGGTCGATTCTCCAGCTACGTGGTAGTGTAGTTGTAGTAGTCTAGAGTTAATGGCTTTACGGCACGGCAACAAAACTTACTTTCAGATATTGCTAGACCCGCATCGAGCTGAGCTGCTGCAGTTTTTAGCCAAAAAGGAAGAGGTTCGCGCTACTGCGTGGATTCGAGATGTTTTGTATGAGCGTATAGAAGAAGACTGCGGCACTACAACCTATACAGAAGCCCTGGACAAGGACAAAGCTACTTGGAAGACTTCAATAGAAAATCGTGTAGCGGGTCGAGTGGGCAAAAAGGCAGCTGCAGAACAAAGTACAACTGAGTCTTGACATGAGATACATCCTAAAAACGCACCAGGATGAAGCTCTGTACTTGGCAGCCTTCTACAGAAATCCTAGACAGGTTTGTCTGTTTACCCCTTTCCTAGAGGATGCCTGTAGCTATAAAGATGAAAGTATGGCTTTGGACTCTGCACGACACCTTAAAGATCTGTTTGACATTGACGCAGAACTACTGAACTCGCCTGAAAATGACTAATCCGAACTGGACTACAAGACCCCAGGACAATATCGAAGCGGCAAAAGCAAGGGTAGAGGCCACGTTGCATGAGCCTGCTCCAAAACTAACGACACTTGAAAAATCTTTTAGACAGGCTGCTCTACGCCAGAAAGCACGGCGTCCATCAGGGCAATGCGGCCAACGGCCTGCTTAAGTAATTTACCCTGATGCCACTGTTGACGTGCCATCGCAACACATAGCTGAGATAGGACATCGATGTTGTCGCAGTCTTCTATAGACCTAATGCTGCGCTCTAGTGTCAATTCTTCTTCAAGGCTTTGTTCCACCACCATCCAATCCATCGTTTCGTTGAATGAGTCGTAAGACTCGCTTTTCGGAGGCATAAGGTTCCTCTGTCCTAAACCGAATGTAATCATGCACAGCAGGAAATAACCAGTCCTGCACTGGTAAACATGCTTCCCAGTTCAACGGATGCACACAGTTCATCACGACTGTTGTCCAAAACGCCGTGATGTAGCCCCAGTTCATCGATCAACAAATATGGCCCAGCCGCTTGCTTCTCCTTCTATAGACCAACGTTGATAGAAGGCAGGACGCGACATCTTGATCAGTTCACCTGATTTCTTGGGGTTATGACCGCCAGTCTCCATATATGGCATACCCATTGGATCCATGGCGATGAAATCATCTTTGTCGTAACCGACAATTACGCTCCAATGACCACAACCTTCGCTGTCGCACACTGCTGGTTGGCCTTTAGTGAGATCACCTCTATGTAGCCAACCAACCAAGATCGGCCTACCTGCATCAATTTCAATTTCAATGTCCTCAACCCTGGCATCCCTGCGAAAATCAGCATCCAAGCCAAGTGATCTCAACGCAGAAACCTGAGCATGGACTGCTGTCGTATCACCAAACTTTCGCCGTACATGCCGATAAGCGTCTTGACTTTTTACACCATGGTGGAATGCAACGACCATTGCAGCCGCTGCATCAAAGCATTCTCGATAGCCGTAGCCAGTCTGGCTGTCTAGCTGGCTGTAATACGGGACTCCGTAAACCTCTTGGTGAATGCCGCTGGTCTTCCAGGTCTGGAACCATTCCGCTTCTTCATCAAGCAATGCTGGATCGGTAATTGAATCCTCTAACTGCTTGATCGCTGCCATTTGGTGCGGTGTTTCTCGAAACCACTTGAAGAAGGGCAGCAGACTCAACGACACAACGCTAAACAGCAAAACTACTTGGATAATGCCGTAGAACATTGTGAATGACTAGCTGCAAAACCGCTCATAAACATTGCGCCGCTACCAAACAGGACAATCAAGACGCTGATCACGACAGCTAATACGGATGGCATGGAACTACTTCTCTACCCTTTCGGCTGGAAAAAGCAGGTTCTTTAAGTACGTGCAAGCCACATCGTCAAGCTCGTTATCAGTCTGCTCGCTGACTTTGACCAGACAGTCGAGCAACAACTGTTTTACAGCCTTTGATTTGATGAATCCAAACAGAATTGGCTTTAGTAGTAAAACCATGAGATCACTGTGTATGCCAAAATTCTAGACCCGGTTTTGGTGGCCCTCAAGCCTGGCGACATTTTGCTCTAGGTCTGAGATTCGAGCGAATAATTCCTGATCCCTTACGCGCAGATCAGCGTGGAGCACATCCATCCGTGACGCTAAATTATCGACAGCTGAGGTCAAACGCACCAGGGAATCACGTCCATGCTGGCTTTCGCGGTTGGCTCCTTTGATGCCAGAAGCCGCTACGCCTATTGACGCTCCAGCAACAGCAGCCCAGATTTCAACCACCATTCGACCAATAGCGTTGTTTCATCATGGCAGAAGAACAGGTTAAGCAAGAACAGGAGCAAGAATCCGAATCAACGCCGTTGGCGGATTTCGTAAAGCTAGCTGTTCTTACGTGGTCTATTGCAATGCTGACCCTTAATTACTTGGGTCACGTCAAAGCCATGGATCCGACTTTCCCAGCAAGTTTGTTGACTGGGACGTTGAGTTCCGTAGGAGTCAACATCAAACGCGCCAATGGCAAGAAAAAAGAAGACCCTACAATTAAAGAACAAACCCCTACGTCCAAGCCAAAATGAGACGTTTTTTCTTTGTATCCTGCCTAACGTTTTTTGCGGTGAATCCTGCTTCGGCAGATATTCAACATCAAATTCAGTCCTCAATTCAGTTGACTGTAAATGGAGCAGCCTCCCAAGCAACAAGACTTCCTTCTACCTATAGCGTTTCTGGTTCTGGCATCAATCTGGACACTGTTGGTGGTCTTGGCACCCTTACTGCAGGTTCAGCTGTTGGTTACACTCCTGCCGCTTACAGCCTTGCTAATGATGGCGACAGCTTTAGCTTTGCAGAAACGTATATCGAAGGAGACGACGCACAAAGCGCCACCGAATTGACAGATGGCGCTACTGCTGGATTGCCTGCTTTCGGAAGTGTCACGACTACTGCTGCTGGTTCTGCAGGCGACCTTGCTGGAACGATCACAGGTGGTGGAGTTCTTGAATTGACTCCTGGCGGACCTGGCACAACAGCCACAGGCCAAGTAATTCTTTCAATTACTACGAACTAATGCGCTGGTTTTTGTTGCTGCTTGCTTTTGCTCCTGCAGCTAATGCAGTCCCTGTAATCCCAAATTTCACACAAGGTTCACTTACGTCCCACACAGAAACAACTAGCAAAGTTTCTGAAACAATCGTGAGCGATAATTATATGACTGGCTTTCAATATTCTGCGAGTGGCACCAATATCAAACCTGATGATTCTTCAATTAACCCCCCTACTTCTAGCACTGTTAACGGATGGACTACTTTGGGAGAACGGCCAAACTGGTCAATCGTGGATCAAGGGCAACCGTTTCAGTTCGTAGAAACTTTTCAAGGGCCGGGGCTATCGTCAAGGACGACAATCCAGAGAGAAACGGAGGTAAAAAGTATCGTCAACTCGGTTTCTGTCTTCTCTCAATAATCCTTTGCGCTCCAGTGCAGGCTGAGGGTATTGGAGGTATTTCTGCAACCGCATCTCCAACTGCCACATCGTCTGGGTCAGTAAGCAACCAAGCTGTGCAGATCTTGCAAGGAACAGCAGTAACCAACAGCTATGGCGGACAGATTCAGTGTCAAGGGCCAACACTAACGACTACGGGTTACGTCAACCGCGCCAAATCATTTGGTCTCCCGTATGAGCCCTTTTATTGGGATCCTGTTTATGACCTCAGCGATTTAGACGAAGACGGATTGCTTGATAATCCAGGCGACGTGCTGTTCTTTAAAAAAACTAGAACAGGGCAGAAGGATAACCACAACTGGAACGTTGGTTTATCAATACAAGCCACAATTCCGCTTGATGGTGGATTGCAAGAACGCTGTAAAACCGCAGTAGATACGCAGCTAAAATTGCAACAACAAGTCCTAGCCAATAGAAGATTGGATTTTGAAGTTTCGCGTCTGAAACATTGTGGAGAGCTGATGCTTAAAGGCATTCGTTTTGCGCCTAAGTCACCTTTTGCGAAGGTCTGCGCTGACGTAAAAATCAACTACCCAACGCCCCATACACATCCTATTTCCGTCGTGCCCGCTGCAGCTTCCTCCGCTGCCAAGAAGACTCAACCTTGACCTGACGGCCCAAGGTTTTTTGAATCTTGACCATTACCTTTTTGACGATTGGTTTGATCAGCTTTAAAAGGAATGGTGTTGCCAAAGCGGCTGATACACCAATCACAGATGACGCCGCAACTGTTGTTGCCTGCGGAATTGTTGGGATAGCCTCCACTACCTGCTGAATCAACGGCTTTGCCTCCTCTACTTCAACCGGCTTTGGTTGCTCAGGCTGCTTTCTTGGAAGCTTTACTTCTGGCGTAAGGGGTGATTCTGGTGGCTTTGGTTTTGACGGTTTAACTTTTGGCGGCTTAACATCCGGCTCAAAATCCAATGGACTAAAAGCAGGCATATCAATTACCGGCACACCAATCTCAACCGTTACCGGTGGAGCATTAGGAACTGATGGTGGAGCCGCTAGCCAAGTGCGAATTTCTGGGATGTCTACGTCATTGATTTCAATGTCGTGTATTTGTGGCACTTAATCAAAATGGCGATTTCATGCCGCCTGGAATTGCTGGACCTGTTGATGTCGGCAGTTCAGGCATCACATCATCGATCTTGGTTGGCACCATTTCCATCACCAACTCAGTCAGTTCAAGCTTTAGCTCACTCATATAAAGCTTGGTCAAAGATGGAATGCGCGTATAAAGCAAGACGCCACCGACCATCATCGTCCCAGACATGACAAACGCGGAAACCGCCAACAGGTTGCAGATCTTTTGCACGGCTTACCTCAAACCTCTTGGCATTGGAGTGCCAAAATTAATTGGGGGCTTGGGTTTTTGACAAAGGTTGCAACGCTTTGGCCTTTTGGGTTTTTGGCAAAGGTTGCAAACCCTGCCGCCGTTCAAACGTCTATTTTTCTTTGCCTCAGCCTCTGGCGGCAATGCCACCAACGGCAAAAGCAACGCGCCTGCAAGAAGAAGTTTGATCATGGTGGCCTAAAGAAAAAGCCCCTTCCCTGGTGTGAGGACAGGGAAGAGGCATGTGTCTCCCTATTGGAGACTAGCTCAGAAGCTGTACTTCGTTCCGATTTTTAACCCATAGCCTGCGTCGATGTCTTCGTACTTAGCAAAGGACACTTCCCCGTAAGCACTCAGGTTTGACGAAACAGCAGCAGATACACCGGCCTTGCCAGAAAAGCCAACTTCAGTTTCGCCACCATCGACCCAGAGCACTGATGGGCCAATCTGGGCGTAGAAGCCGCCGTCTTCGTAACCAATTCCGGCGTCCAACACGGAACCTGTATAGTCCGAACCGCTAAAACCAGCGTTGTACTCAGGATTCAAAAAGAACCCCTCTGCATTGACTTGGGCAGGAGATGCCAGCGCAGCAGCGCCAACGACGGCAGAACTCACAATTAATGCTTTGATCATTTTTTGGAAGAGAAAACGTTTCCGTAGGTAGATTAACCGCCCCAGTCAATGGACAGTTAGGAATCTGCTCCTTAATTTTCATCCGTTCCAGGGAACGTTGAGAAGTGCTTTTTATGTAATCCGGTGTATAGACCACGCTTTGGATGGTCTGGCTTGTCGCGGCCTTCCAGCAGGTAAAGCATCGTGATCCAGGAATTTCTATTATTCATTGCAGTTAAATCCTCTGCTCCTGGCTTGCAGGGGATCATTGGGTCAGGTCTTTGCATCAGGCGGACCAGGGCAATCCAGCACCTACGGTTGGGGTGCGTTTTTCTGTGAGCTGATTATCCAAAGCAGTTTGGATTTCAGTGACCTTTTCATCACCGCCAAGTGCAGCCTGCAGCCAAGAAATGCAATCTGCCTCGCTCACGCTGTCATACGCAATCATCGTTTCAGCTTCAGGGGCTTCAAGGCCGATCGAGCCATACGCACCAGCGGAATACACTTCGTCTTCAGTTACTGCTGTGACGGTGTAGTGGAGCGTGGTGATGACGCCATCAGCCAAAGTGCGATCGCACTGACCGACTTTCCAGGTGTAAGTGTTTGCCATCAAAAAGAAGCAATAGGGTCAGTGTAACTTGAGCGCCCCACGTTGCCATGGGGCGGTTGCTGATCAACAAGCCATCAATACGCAAGGCACGCAATAGCTGCTGTCTGAATATGTTTCTGACACCGTGGTGCTAGTCACCTTTGCAATTGTGTTGGAACGAACGATGTCATCGTCTTGAGGCTTGGCCGTTCCATCACCAGCAGACATCAATAGATCTCCACGAGCAACTGTTGTGCCTTGTGCAATACGAATAACAAAGTCACCCGTCATCGCGCAATAGAAGTCGTTGACGTAGGTGTCGTCGTCATCGTCCCAAGCTTGGAACACACCAGAGACGTTCTTATCGCCTTCGACATCGCTCACCTGCATACGGTTCAGTTGTTCGTTATCTTCTTCGCCCCACTCACACATTTCATCAAGGTTACTTAATACAGAGCCGCGTAAGATTTCTGTGCGTGCTGCACCACTTTCAAGTTGTGACCAGCGTGAAAGGTGAGCGCCGTTGTATGAAACAGTGGTGCCAGATACAGAAATAGTACCCTCGTTGCTATCGTCTTGATAGAAGGCGGCAAGTGTTCCGTCATTGCCTAACCTGTTGACATTGAGTACTACTCCGGTGTTTCTTGTAAAATTCACCCTACCACTAGCAAAAAACGTATGACCTGTAGTTCCTAAACCAGTAACAGTTTTCCCCACCATCAGATTGCCCGAGCTGTCAATACGCATTGCCTCACGTTTTGTGTTGCTGCCTTCAACAACAAAAGCCATCTCATTGGAACCATTACCTGTCCGAATAGCAGCAATCCGTGCGATGGACTGATTACTATTTGCAGTGTCGAATACTAACTGGCTAAAGCTATTATTTGAATTATCATGATTGGTAATAGACAAACTAGCTGTTCCAGACCTTTGAGCGCCGTCATCAGAAGAATCAAATGCAGTGCTGGAATTATGTAGGATTTCAAACTTCGCTGATGGCGACGATGTTCCAATTCCGACTAGACCAGCTGAGCTAATGCTGACTCTTTCAGTTGTATCTGAAGATATACTTAGGCCACTGGCATTATTAGCAGCATTGCCTGCCAGCTGCTGAAATTTCCATCCAACATTGCTAAGATCTCCAACAGCTCCAGTGGTATCGGTAAGTCTTATGGAACCGCTATTTTGCCCAGCAATTTGCAACCCTTCACTAGGATTTTGGATTCCTATACCCACGCTTCCTGTACTGGTTATTCTTAATCTCTCTGTAGCGTTGGTAGAGAGCTGCATATAGTCCCCATTATGGTCATAAACGACCTGTCCTCGCAGTTCCGCGTCGCCTGATTCGCCATCAGAAAAATAAACTGACCCCTGACCTGCCGTTCCGCAGCGAATTGTTATCCCGCAGTTATTAGTAGTGCTTGCATCATTATTAACTGTCAAATTATCCGCACGTGACTGACCTACAACCGTCGTTCCAATGGCAATCGCAGGAGTGCCTTTAAAGAAATCTCCAAACGTCATCTTCTTGTTTTTATCTACCGCAGCAGCCTCACTAACGTCAACAAGCGTCAGCAAATCGCCCGTTGCCTGACTGCCTGCAGCCAGTGCGTTCAATTCAGTAATTTTGAGGTCGGCCATGGTAGTTAAGTCTTGATGACGTACATCATTGCAATATTACGCGGCTTTGCCTCATTGCCGCCCTGGTTGGAAATACTGACTGACGTTGAGACCGAAATGCCAGTTGTAGCGGTTTCCATGCCACCACTTATAGTTCCATTGTGACGACCGCCAGGTGGTAGATCACCAGCAAGGGCTGGATCCCCACTACCGTTAAGGGTGTGTAAATGGCCAGGGTCAGTAACGGTCGAAGTTGCCGACGCTGTGTGATTGTGCTGTTTGTTGCTGTCGCTCTGTGACGTAGCAAAGTTGCGGTTGTTATCTACGCCGCGACCATCGTCCCAACCACGAACAAATTCACCACGTAAATCTGGAACGTTGAACGTGCTGCTGCCATTGCCTGCACCCCATGTCGTTCCAATAATCGCGAACAAGGCAGCGTAAGTTGTTCTGTTGCGTGCCGAACCATCACATTTCAAATATCCCGATGGCGCAGTAGTCGTTGCCATTAGGTGAACTGAACCAGCTGGCACAGCCGATGGCACAGCAGCAAAACTTAAATTACCGCTGCCATCTGACTGCAATACATCATTTGCATTGCCGCTATCGCTTGGCAGAGTCAGCGTGATGTCGTTGCTTAAATTTGATGGGGCGCGAATCGCAACAAAGTTGCTATTGCTGGTGTCGCGCAGCCTTAGTGCTTTGCGATCCCGAATCGTAATGCCGTTGCCATCAACGTGAGCACGCCGCGTCCCGGCAGTAACAAAGCTGAAATCGTTTGCGTTGTTGCTGTATAACCCTGTGTTGCCGTCTCCGGTAAACCTGATCGACAGACTGCTGACCGTTCCAGCAGGTACGTTGACGTTGCCCGTAAAAGCTGGACTAGCAATCTTCGCCAGCCCAAGGTTGGTTTCGTTTAGAGAACCAATGGTGATGAACGATGTATTAGTGCTGTTTCTGATCTTCAACTCATTACTGCTTTCATCTGCCCAAATCATCCGGGCAACAGAATTGGCAGCGGTGGGTGTAGACGAACTCGCATTCAGGCTGTAAATCGCAGCCATATTGGAATTAATATCCGCCCGGACGTTCGCTCCAGCGTCATTCTGGATCGGAGTGGATTTTGTCTCGTTTACAAAGGACATCAGCCAATTCCGTAACCAACGGCAGTCCAGTTCACCACTTTGGCGAGCCGGCTATTACTGGAATTGTAGACCGACACGTCGAATCCGGTAGCAGAAGAATTGCTGATGACGTAATAATCACCTGATGCGTTAGTCGTGAAAACAATGCCAACAGACGGGGCAACGTAAAACTTGTTGCCGGTGCCGTAAGCCACCGACACGTTTGCGCTAGCACTGGTCGTCACCGATCCAGTTACTGAACGCCTTGGCATTGCAGCTTGAATACGCAGCTGATCGACAGCAATTTGCTCTTGCGAACTTCCAGTGCTGAACTCTGCCTTGACTTGGTAGCCACGAGCCTTGAACTCTGCATTGTTGAAAGGACGCCAACTTGTAAACGTGGGGGAGCCTGCTGGATCGTCCTGCGTTGTGCGGATATACAACTCAACGTCACAATTATCTGGCTCACCACCATCAAAGTCGATCATCGAGTCGAAATCGGGCACATCATCAATGCGTTCGCCATACGGGTAAAAGGCACGAGCCCGAACAGTGCTGTTCAGTCTGATGCTAAAAACATCGCTCAATACAAACGTATTCCCACCGTTAAAGACATATGTCCCTGATGTATGCAACTTGTTGTTGCCCTGTTGCAAAAGTAGGCTGTCATCTTCGAGCGCCAACGCAGAGTTACTATCTTCTGAGATAAAAAGACCATTAGTGAACCCCTCGTCGCCGCTTGCGGCCAGCTCTAACTCATTGTTTACGGTGTCAACCGTTAAATTAGTCTTGGTGCCAGCAAATGACGGATCTTCTGTAGAACTCAAAGCCCCAACAACTTCAACGCTGTCCAGATCAGCTTTCGTAAATTCGATTAATGCTGCGACCAAGCTTTCGCGGCCACCAGAATCAACAAACTTGGCACTGTACGTGCCAGATTTAAGGTCCGCGTATGCTTCAGTCGCAGAACCTGAAAGCCGCTTAGAAATGCTGGTTGATTTCTGCCACGTAACCCCACTCAAATCGGGCGAATGACGAAGGCGGACATAGCCACCAACACGAACATCTAAATCAGTAGATTGCGTCCAAGTCAAACGCGCTTGTCCGTTGACCGGAATCATGCTGAAGTCAGCTACATTTGCTGGTGCAGCAGTTTTTCCTTCCAGTTGGAAATCTGCAGACGTAATTTGACTGCCTTTACCCAAGGAATTTTTCGCTTGAATCTGAACATACAGACGCCCTGCACGCAGCCTCCGCAGCGTTACTGAAGGCGAAGCCGTCATCAGGGCTTCCCAATTGTCATCGTCAATTCGATACTGAACACGAAAATCGTTGAGATTAGCGCGATCGTGTTTCCAGCTAACTAACGCACCAACAAGCACACTGTTAGATTGTTGATACAAAAATTCTTCAAAGCTAATGCTATCAACCGGATCAGGAATTATAGACAGGTCGCTAATGTCTCGGTCGGTTAACTCGTTATCAGTCTCAACTGCGTCATAAATCGTGCTGTTATAGGCAACAGCACTAACGCCATAAATACCCTCTCCAGATTCAACTACAGATACAACCCGAAACTGTTGGGACTGAATATCGTCGTTCTGGAATAAGAATACTGATCCAACAGCAGGTTTTTCACTAAATGCACTAGTAACGTCAATCTCTGCCCCATCAGGAATTAAATCGCCTTGCAATGCGTAATCGTTACCGTCCTCAAGCAATAAAACATCCCCGTTTTCAAGGTGAAAATCTCCGACAGAATCAGTCTCTTGACCTCCCACAACCGTGATGCCACCAACAGGAACATCTCTTTGCTCAACTAATCCAGTCGGTAAAATTACTGACAGCTTCGGATTATTAGCAGCTGCCAATGATGTAACCAGATTATCAGCACTGTCTGTTGTAATTTTTGTTTTAGTTGCATGAATAACGCGACCAGAGCGACGCACTCCAGCGCGAACAGGATCAGCAATATCAATGACCATGCCAGGCCGCAAAACAATGCCGCTTTCAATTGCAACGCTGAACTGAATCGTTTCGGTAAGGTTTTGTTCGCTTAATAGAGTCCATTTGCCAATTCGATGCGCCTGCCCTTGGCTATAACAACCAATCGCCTTGATGTCTTTTTTAATAATGCCGTACTTGGCAACCGCATCATGGTCCTCAACGTATTCATACTCAATATCTCCACGGGTGTCATATGACTGCCAAGCCACAACAACTACGGTATGCCGTGCTTTCTGGGACGTACCTTGATATTGAAAAAGACCGTCAACAACATTGCTAGGACCAAGCAGGTACTGCGGGTCAGATGGCTTGTCTTGCAGCAGCTGTAACGTTCCAGCGCCGTAATACGCAATGCCACGGAAGATGGCCGTCATCTGCTGGATAACGTTATAAACCTCATCCCTGCTATTAATCAGCATGTTGAGGCTGAAACGTGGCTCTTGATCGCCCGCTCCATCATCAACAAGTTCATTGCAATACTGACTAATTGCAAAAAAGTCGTATTTATCAAGCGTTGACTCTGGAACGCCTGCGCCATAACGCTCACTAATCAGCAAGTCGTATAAACACCAAGCCGGATCGTTTGTCCATGTCGCAGCTTGAAACGTGCCGTCCCAGATGCCGGAATATGTCAACCGGCCAAGATGCGTAGTGGTGTCTACCGTCGCATTACTTGGAATCTTGACCTTGATTCCACGGATCAAATATTTACGAGTTGGAATGCTACTGAACTGGCTCGAATCAAACCGCAGGCCAACTAATGCTGAGTTTGGATAGCGAAATTTCTCATCAATAATCTCAGTAAAGCTTTGAAAAATTGTTGTGCTAGACCGTTTCTGAGTTGTTTCGTCGGCACTTACCCGCACCATCCGCACATCAACAGGGAAATCCCCAGTTAGGCTGACTAAATAATCTCGTTGATAAAGGCTGCTGCTCTTGCCTCTGATTGTGTCAGTAATAACGTCGTTATATCCGCCGTTGTTGTATTGAATCTGAATTTTAATTTCAACGCTGTTGCCAACAATGTCCCCGTCGTCTTTAAGTCTCTGTAACGATGGAATCGTCAGCGTGAGACGCAAGCGATCGACATCTGTGTCTGTGATAGAGCGAGTTACTGAGGTGTCTTTAGTAACTTCAACGCCAACGCTTGTTTCTCGTTCAGTTGTATTAAATGACCCAGAAAGATGAGTCTGGCCTTGCGTTCCAACACGGGTAACAACACTAAAGCCCTCAAAGTTGTTACTGCCGTCAGCGGCCTCAATTGGTGTGTTATCTAAGAAAATACTTTTGTTCCCGTCCTCAAGGCCGCCAATTTCGCCTTCGCTAATTGCGTCAAGGACACTGGCAAACTGTTTCGACTGGAGCGTATCATCCGCCTCAGTTGGCGTGCCACCACCACCGGTTTTACCGCCACCACCACCACCACCAGCACCAACAACGTATTTGGTCTGAGTCATGCCTGCACCTGATCAACGTCGAGACCGCTGGACAGCACTGCTGATCCAACGAACACTCGCCCATAAGCTATAGGCAGTGGCAGACCTTGGCGCGATGTATTGAGCACGTTAGAGAAGGTGAACGACTCCAACTGCGCTGATTCGTCAAACGAACCTAACTTAGGCTGCGGCGAGATCATTTGAGCTACGCCAGTAAGCACCAAAGCAATTCCAAGATTGCCAGCCGCTGCGGCAAGAGTGGCCCCAAGAGTTACAGATGTTGCACTTCCAACAACACCTGCACCAAAACCACCAGCGCCGCCCAACCCAAATCCCACAGCAGGGTTTGCGATAGCAACAGCGATCAACGCAACTCCAAGCAAAATCTGACCAACCCCACGACCCGCACCAGCAACCACAGGCGTAATACTAAAAACCTCACGGTCACTAAACGGCATTAACAAAGGAGCGACATTTTCTTCAGTGGCTTTTTCTTTACCTACCGTCACTCGATAACCAACACCGTCTTGTTCGCTATCAATCAACCATTTATCTAACCCTGGAAAATTGACACATAACGCTTTAATTGCTTGCGCTGGTGTCGCTACCTCAAATTCAAATCGACACTGGCCTAGCCGCTTCCTAAGTGCGCCGTAGACCTTAACGACTTTCATGCCTCAAGGCGCAAGCAGTGCTCTTCCCATAATAGCTGCCAAGCCCGTAAACATCCCTACTAGACAGCCTTCCCTGCACATGATGCAGAATTTGCGAGTCACCCAGGTAAATTGCGGCATGGTTCGGCAACGACGAAACTAGTTGCATCAACAGCAGATCACCACGTTGCACCTCTGCAACCGGGATCTTATAAAAGCCTTCCACCGCAAAGTTATCCATATATAAGCTCTCGCCACGCTCCCAAAATTTGTCACGCCGTTCATAGTCACGCAACGCAATGCCGTATTCCCTTGCGTACCAATCACGCACAAGCGTGTAGCAATCCACTACGCCAAACACAAACCCACGCCCCACATACGGCAACTCGAAGCCATCTGGCTCGCAGTAACCCCAGCCCTCAGTGTTGGGATTAACGATGAACCATGGCAACTCTGACTTTTCGCAAGCCACACGGTCAGCTGTAGATGGCTCAGGGTTGGTTGTTGGGTGGCTGTGGACAATAGCGATCACCTCGCCTTGATCTTCTACAACGTTCCAACCGCTAAGGATGAAGTGCTCATCCGGTGTTTCAGCAATGTTCTGGCACGGAAAATACTTGCGCCGCCCTTTGACGACAGCAACCAAGCCACAGCACTCGCGTGGTGTTTCAGTTTTCGCGTGTTCCAAGATCTCAGCCTTCATGGCTACTGACAGATGCATCACTTGGTCAGACCCGCTCCAGGGAATGAGCCAAACGGCAGTTCAGCATTATTGCCAAACCGTAGCTTGCAACTAGACACTCGCTTTCCGCAAACGTCCTGAGCCAACGTGCTGACGGTGTTGCCATTGGCATCAAAAAAGTTGCTGCCGGTGTAGCTGCACTCGCTGCTGCGATACTTCCACTGGCAAACGTTGGCAATAATCTGACGCCGTGGGATCTTTTGACCAGCCAGATCAAACTTGCTCGCTAGTTCAAACGTCACAACATCTCGCGTTTCGCTTGATTTGCGGTCAATAAACCAACGTTCCTGCGGGAACTGAGCATTTGGATCCGCTGCGCTTTCGCCATCAAGATACTTTTTCAAAGTCCTGATTCGACGCACTTCCGCTCCACCAAGGTCATTCCCGCTCGTTGTAGCGTTGACCAGCAACAGCAATGCTGAAATCGTGCTGTCAAGATTACTGACAGCCAATGTTGGCCGAGGCAGCGTACCGGTGTTTGTGTATTCAAAGCCGTCAGCTTTGATAGGAACGCGGCTATACGTTTGACTGTTAAAAACAATATTGCCAGTCACATCGGCATTGGATCCCGCATGAAACCGATATACGTCATTGCTGCCATGCAACGCTGACTCCAGCCTTAGCTCAAATAACTCGATAATTGCACTGGGGTTGACCTTGGCAAGCTCTTCATACGCTGAGACAATGCCTGTCCATAAACAAGTGTTATCAGTGACGGTATCGCCAGGGTTGTTCGGCCAGCTCGGTTCTGTTGCCGCTGACGTACCAGCAGTCGTACACCGAAAGAACAATCCAGATGCTTGCTCTGTTGTGGCGCGACGAATGTCACCAACAGAAAATGCGGTACTAGCGGCCCAAGCAGCAACAGCCATTACGGTTCAAATACTTCGCGGAATGTTGTTTGGATTGTGGCGCGGTTCAAATAAGGAATCGACTTACTCCACTGCTCACAAACAAATTTAGAGCTGCTGCCTTCACCGGGTGGTGTGAAATCGAAACTTGCGTTATCAGCAGCCCGTGCATCTAAAAACGTTTCGATAGTGTCGGAATCCGTCTCAGATACCTCAAACGTCAGGTTGTAAGTCTTGGGGTTTTGGTTCAGCCCCATCGTCAATCTGGTTTCGTAGCCATCACCAAACTGCACTCTTCGCACCACAGGGGCGCTGCTCTTTTGCACGCCATAGGTCGGTGCAATTGAAGGAAAATTAGCCATTAGCGGGTCAACAAGCCTCCAGGTCGTTTTTGCTTGATTAGTTCTTGCTGTACTGCAATGCCAATCGCCTTGCCAAGTTGCGCGGCTTGATCGCCATCACCTTCAACAGAAGAGCCAGAAGCATCAACGTTCACAGTCACACTAGCGCCACCGCCCATTGCATTATTTGGAACGATATTACCTTGCGCTCCAGGGACAAACAACTCAGGACCACGCTCGCCAACCATATAAGGACGACCCGCTGCAACCGCCCCGCCACGCGCCATCCCAGGGATAGGCGGTAGTGGCGGTGGTGTTGGAGCTAACGGGCCAGGCTGTCCTGCATAACGGCCACCAGGAGCCATTAAGCCGCCAAACGGATTAAAGAAATTCATAAACAGGTTTACCGCCTGCATCTTGATCTGAGCTGCAATCATTTGTGCAGCCATATCCAAGAAGTGATCTGCTGTGCGTCGGAACAGGTTGGCCAACGCTTGCTGAGCAGTCATGCTTCCTGAAACAATCCCCTTGAATGACTCACTAAACGCTCCACCAAGTGTTTCAGCAAGTCCAGTTATTTGCTTTACCGGATCGTTTAAGTCGTTGAGCTGCTCCTGAAGCTTGACTAAATACGCTTGTAAACGTTCACGGTCACTCTTAGGGGCTAACGCTTCAAGAATTGCCCCTTCCGCGTCTTCTTTTTTGCCGGGAAGACTGTCAATTTTGTTTAAAAGGTCGGCTAAGTCTTTGTTTAACGCATCTAGTTCTGTGCCTGAAGCTCCTCTTGCTTTCGCTGTCAAAATAGCTGCTTTAGCAACTTCTAATTGCAGAACCAACTGCTCTTTCAACTTTTCAAAGTTACGGTCCAGTTCTACTTGTTGTTTTTTAAGTTCAATGGCCTGTTTAGCAGCAGCAGGCGTGCTGCCGTTGTTAATTAACTCGGCGTATTCACGCTCAAAGGCCATCTTGTCTTCATTTTTCTGAATAATTTTGTCCAGCTGGTCGTTAGCGCGATTAAAAGCTTTGTCAGCACGTTCCAGCTCACGATCTGCTCCCTTAATTGCTCTTTCAATAGCTCGTTCTTTTTTCTTGGTTAGTCGCTCAGTTTCTTTACCTTGACGCTCTAACTCCCGCGTTTGCTTCTCTTGTTCACGCGTTGCAGCAGCTTGTACTTGTCCGTCTAGACGACTCAAAGCAAGGGTTTTCTCCTTCTCTGCTAAGTCGCGTTCGCCGTCCGTTATACCCTCCTCACGCATTTTAGCTAAATATTCTTCTTGAATAATCCTTTGTCTAGTTATAACAACTGTATCGTCCAACAAATTATTACCAGCCTGTAAAGCCTCAATTTGAGCATCAACTATAAATCCTGCTTCTCTAGCAGCTGTATCTGCGTCTATTCTGCTTGTTATTTTTTCTGCAGACGCATCTTCGGTGGCAAGCCTTACGGATTCGGGGATTCCCGGCTCCCCAGTTGGCGCTCCAACAGCCTGCAAACCTTGGAAAGCTTTTTCCGTAATACCTAATCCCGGAAATAGATTAAAGGCACCTTGTTTTGCTCCTTGTATAAATAGTTTTCCTAGCGGGCTGTTTGCAAATTGATCAAATGCAGATTTTGTACCTAAAATAACACGAATAAGTCCCGTAAACACAGGCAATAGTTCGCTCTTAAGAGAACCAGTAACTTTTTCAATCTCGGCCTGTAGATTGTCAGTTTCTTCTTTGTAAGCAGCAAGTTTTGCAGCCCCATCAGGGCCTAAAACACGACTAATTTCTTCAAGAGCTATAGCGTAAGCATCAGCAAATAAACCTGCATCTTCGTAAGAATTTATTACACTTTTTGTAGAGTCAGAAACTTCATACCCAGCTTCTTCTAAACCGCTAAGAATACCTTGAGTAGATTCTAAACTATCTGCAAGAGACGTTAGTTGTGCCACATAAGTGTCTACAGCCCCGCCAAGTACCTGAAGCGCGATGGAGGCTGGTCCAAAAGTAGACCCTGTAATAGCTCCGCCAAACGCACCACCAATCGCCATGCCTGGACCGCCGCCAAACAACAGTGGAAACGCACCGGCACTGACAGCCGCACCAGCTCTTTCCTTACCAGTAGCGTCCCCAAAAAGGCTGTTTTTACGCTTAGTAATTCTATTGTTTAATCGTCTGTCAAAATCTTTTAAAGCTTCAGCATTTGTAGTTTTAGCAGCATTCAATTCTGCGTCTGCTGCTTGATCAATTTGGGCTAATTTTTGTCTAAACACAACGTCATCGTTCGCAAGCTCTATTTTGGTTACATTGTTGTCGTGCGCCTTAGCAACCGAAGTTAGTTGGGTATAAGCAGCAAAAGCAGCTTTTGTAAGCTGCTCTACTTCCTGCATTTGACGGATTCTTCCGCCAACAGGGCTTGCAGGGCCTGGACCTATTGGCCCCGCATACTGCTGCAAGCCCTGCATACGTTGCTGACGTTCCAGTCGTACTCCCCTAAGCAAATCTGCGCGTCTAGCGCTTTCCGCTCTCTTTAGATCATTTGTAAGTCTTATCTGATCTTTTATTTGATCCTTTTCGTCTTGTCGTGCTTTTGATCTAGCCCTAAACCCAGATGGATCAAAAGTATCTAATTTTGATATTCTTTCAAGCGCTTGTTCAACAGCATCTAACTCTTTTTTAAGCGCTTTAATAGTATTTAGGTTTTTTACCGCAAGCTGAATATCTACGTCGTAGGCGGCCACAGCACAACACGTAAAGTCTTACGGCTCAGTCTACCGTGCGCCCATTGATCGTGCTCTGGAGCCGGTCTTAGCGTTTTGAACGGCTTTTTCTTGCTGCTCGGTGTGCAGCTCAAAGTAAGCGGCCCAGCCAACCAGCTCTTCTTGTGTCAGGTGTTGGGTTAGCTGAGCGACCGTGGTTCCTAGTTCCTTGGCAAGAAAATAGATGAAGTACCAATCGCTATTAGCTTTTCAAGGCTGCTTTCGCGTCCTCCACCTTGTTTTCTGCGCCAGAAGACAGCATCGCTAGCTGAATGTCTTGCAGCACTGCAGCTTCAACAGCGTTCTTAAGCACTGCTTTTTCGCCGTCTTGGAACAGGCGCTTGCCATCTGCGTCTAGTGCTTTTTCAATCAGCATTCCGAGCGCAAAATCGTTGGCGTCGTCAGAGCCTGCTTTTTTCTGAATGGCTTCGCGTTCAGCGATGGTAAGAGGGTGCCAATAAATCTCTAACGCAGTTTCGTCGCCATCTTTGACTTCGTGCTTGTATAGCTGACTGACGCCAAACTTATTACGGAGTAACTCAGAGGCACGCATACAGTAGTAGCATTTATCTGAATATACTACACAACTGCTGTGAATTGGCAGGAGATAATGCCAATAAAGTGCGAACGGTCTTCTAACTCCAACGGAGTTGGGCCGGAAACGTCGGATACACGCGGAGCTACATTAAAAGTATCGCTATAGCCCGAAGCGTTGACTGAAGTAAGCCCATCAATAACCGCTTCGCTTATGGATGACAACACAGCCGTACCAGCAGATTTAGGTACATAAACGTTGCACTGGATAACCCCAGAGTAGTAATCCTGAGCAGCCCCTTGGTTTTGTAATGTAGAGCGGTTGAAGTTTATGGTCATCAAAATGTATTTTTTAGTCTTCCCAGGTACGGTGTAGCGAACGTTGTCGTACACCATAAGCACTGTGGCGTCAGCAGCTGAAACAGCGTCAGTAACTGCTTTTTCAAAAGCAGCGCGGGCGTTTACAAGTGTCATAATTTAGAGCCTGGTGTACGAACCAAACACACTGCTACTGGATCCGGTTCTAGTAAAGATACGCCCAGGTGCTTTCTCTTTGAAGGTTTGTTGGACCAACGAACGCATTTCTCCCTGGATAAAGTTTGCTACTTTTGGTGACTCAAGAGCGTAACCTGCGTACTCAGCGGTGTTACCAATATATACCGTTGGCTGACGTTTGAAGTTGAACTCTGGAACGGCAAAACGCGGTTTAATTTGACCTCCCACTGGTTTTTTGTCAGTGTGTACCCACTGGTTACCGATACTGCTCCAGGTAGTTGCTCCGCCAGGTGCGCGAGTTTCGTAAATTTTTGACCATGGGGCATGGTCTTCTCTTTTATCCTCAGCACGGATTTTTTGAGTACCTGTTTTCCAGCTTGATGCGAAAAAGCCTGTGTCCACAGGACTGTTTTCTTTTGTGCTCAAGCCTTCAACAGTGAGCTGAATCAAGGCGTTGTAATCGTCATTAAGCTGACGTTCCAGGTCAGTGACGATTTGCCCGATACCCTTTTTGCGGCCCGCCATTAGAACCTCACCTGAATAATAAATAGGTACTCTTGATCGCCTTTGTACGTGCGAATGTCTGTAATTTGTGCAACGCGGTTTGACCCTGCGTACTTGAGTGTGATCGTGTCTTCAAGTGTGGGTTGGCTATCGCCTATAAGATCCGGGGTTATGTAGAGCTTACCCTTGCGTTCTTCGCGACCCTCTTCTTCTTCAGAATCGACAAATTCGATTGGTGCGTCAAAAGAGTAAGACGTGTCTGTCGTCGTTAACGCACCAGTGCTGGTGTTATACGTTGGCGACACCTTGCGGGTGTAAGTGATTGTCGTGTCAAGGGATTTGCCCAGATCAGCGACAACTGATTTAGCAACGTTTTTGAATAAACTGTCTAGTGCTCCTGGCATCTCAACCCCTCACAGTACGTACTTGATAGCTACCACTACCTCCAAGGCAATAAGCACCAAGATAAGACTGCAGCCAAGGGTAAACGTCGAATACGTTATTGACAGTTCCAGTAGCTTGGCTAGAAGTGTTGTACTTGACTTCGAGTTCTCCG